GAAATTCTTGAAGCACCACCTACAGCATTTTTAAAATTACTAGTTCCTTGTCCAGCACCAGTGCCTCTGATATTGGGATCATATTCATAAAACTCCTCAACTTCTGGAGTACTCATATTTGCAGCTGCAGTTCTCCCATCAGACACCATAAAAGATGGATTCAAAACATGTTTTCCATCTTTTTTAATTTTTCTGATAAGTCTGATCTTCATCGGATCAATGTATCTTATTTCTTTGATCCCTTCTTGTGGATTTTCTAAATCGATAACTTTATGGTAGTAAATTCTACCGTCAACGTACCAATTCCTTAAAATCTCATGGCATCTTTTATCAAAGTCTAAAATTTCTTTGATATACTTAAACTCATCTCTAATAATTGATTTTAACTTATCTGAAGCAGGAACATTTTGTAAATCAATTTGGACAGGAGAATCATTTTGATCAGATACAATTGCTTCATTAATAATATCTTCAATGGCTCCATCGACTTCTGGATGAATGGCCATTTCACGATATCTTTTGATTAAATCGTATTCAGATTTGTATACTCCTTCAATATCAACGTATTGTCCATAAAATCCACTAGACACATAAAAGTCCGAAGAATCTTCTTGATTCTCCGGAACAGGAGAGACGATAGATTTTTTTGATCTATCGTCCTCCGAATCTTGGATTTTGAAACCAAATAATTTAGGCATTATTCAAATATAAACTCTATTTGTACTATTTATAGAGGGTTCAGAACTTGAGGATCAGTACCCAACTGAGTTGTACCAGTTGAATCTAATGCATCCCACCACTGTACCTGAAGGTCTACTGTGAATTCTTCGATAGAATCTGAAGAATCATAGGATAGATCGATAGCACTAACAGCAGTTGGAAATATTCCATAGAACTTGTACGCTTTTAGAACTGGAATTGCCTCTCCAGCTTTAGCTGTAATTGGAGAAATTACATTAGATTGTGCGGATGTAACTGATGTTCTACCAAACTGCTTTACAATAGCATCTCTTTGATATTGTGCTGGATTAATTAATCCAGTGTTATCATCATGCTTGTTGATAGCGTTCATCCACTTTTCAAAAGCTGTTCTGATTGAGAAGTCAACATCATTGATGATTGTAATTGTCCAAACATCAAAGGTTCTGTCTCCTGCAATTTTCAAAGTTCTTCCTCTGAAAGGAACTTCAATAACTCCAACGTTTGATGCAGGTAGATTTGCAGATTTGATCATGAATCTGGAAAGTTCACTTACAGTTCTAGTTTGATCTGTATTTGCATTTGTATTTGCTTCAGTTGCAAATGATGGGAAATTTAATTCAACTTCAAAAAGATTTGGACGGGCTGCTCCACCAATTAACCTTGCTTTAAAGTCTTCTAAAGTTCTGGAGCCAAAACTTGGGGTATTTGAAAATGCCATTTTTTTACCTCTGTAGGGATTGATGTTTTAAAAAATTAAACGGTTCCAACAACCTCTTCAAAACTAATACCAGTTCTGTTAGCGACAAAAGTTAGACCAATAAAGTTAATTGATCTTGCAGGTTTGATGAAAATGTCAGCCCTAAATTGATTTGCATCAATTACATCTGGAGTATTGTTTGATTCATCACAAACAACTAGGAAGTCTGTAATTCCTCTCTTTGACTTAACATCACGGAGATATGGTTCAACAATATTTACAAAGTTTGTTCTGGTAATAACATCATTGAATTCAAAGAGTTGAGCTCTCGCGGCTCTAGAGATGGTATCTTCTAGAGTTAAGAACAAACGACGAACGTTGATTCTATCAAAAGCACTAGCGTTAGCAAGACCAGTCTTATCACCGAAAAGAATTATTCCAGCGCCTGGTGAGAATACTACAGGATTGATTCTCTTAGGATAGAGTAAATCTCTTTGGGCTTGAGATGGATTGAAAGCAAGTTTAATAGCATTATTAATTACACCTCTTGAAGATCCCGCTGGAGAGAACCAAGGATAGTTATTGATAGATGTTCTTGCCATTAGTCCGGCAACATCACCATTCAATGGAACATATCTAAACTCATTATTGAATCTGTCATACATGTACTTGTAACCAGAATCAAACACTGCATATGATGAAGAACTAATAGCATCAAAGAACTTGATAACGTTATCTGTTTGTAAATCACTATTTGTAACGTTAACAACTCCAGACTTTCTTGGAGAAATACATGCAATACAATCTTTTCTATTTTCTACAATATCAATTAATCTATTTGCTTTTGCTTGTGCATCAAATAGAGTGTCTCCACTATCAGGACCCGCAATTAGGAAGTTGATATCATATTCTACGGGATTTCTGAATAGTTCATATGAACTTAAAACATCACCTAGGGAAGCTGCCATTCCTCCGTTAGCCGAGGAATAGTCATATCCATTTGTTAGTGAATAAGACTTATTTCCATAACATCCAAAGTTAACTCCAGAAGCTTGTTGACCAGAAGCTATTGTTCCACCACTAGCTTGTACATAACCATTAATTGAGGTAAATTTAACTCCAGTAACTGAGTCACTAGCACCAGCAAAAATGTATGAAGATACATTTGAGAGGTAATTCTTAACGTAAATATTTTCAGAAGGAGAGATTTTTCCGTCAGTAGCCTTTGAAAGATTTGTATACTTTTCTAGGATATTACCAGACGTTCCGGTGATTGAACCACTCTCATCTACAACTACAACGTGTAACTCATCATTTTTTCCACCCCTTTCTTTAGAGTATTGTGATGTTCCTGGTTTTGGTGCAATGGACTTCCAATAAACTGTAGAATTAGATAATCCTAGAGTTTGTTGATCGTACCAATCAACGGAGACATTGCTTTCAGTGGCAAATAAACCTTCACCAAATCCTAATGTTCCATCTGTAACATTCCTCGTATATCTTACGATTAAAGTAGTTGATGCGTATGATACTGGAGATGCAGAATCAATCAGAATTTGACCTGTACTGATAGCAACTACTCTTGCAGATAAAGCCCCATTTTCACTCTGAATTAAATCACCAACATTGACAAGTCCCGCTGGAATTTGAGTTGCTGGGAATGTGATCGTTGTTGATCCAATACCAATAGTTGTGTTTCCTGGGAATCTGAATTTTTCAATTGAAGTTGCAGTTCCAACATTATTGAATATTTGATAGTAATTTCCTGGACCATCTGGGAATCTGTTTAGTCCAGATGCAGTATAAGAAATTTCTGTTGCAAGACCAGTGAAATTATTGTGGAGACTTACAACTTTAATATCAATACTACCCGTATTTACTTTAGTAATGATACCCTTTACATAACCATCGAAAGTTTCAACTGTTCCAGCAGCAGTAGCATAACTAGTTCCAATTGAACAAGTAATCGCAAATCCTGCAGAAACTCCAAAAGTTCCAATCGCTATTCTTTGGTCTGCAAAAGCATCAATAACACAAACTTTGAGTCCATTCGCCCAAGATCCTGGATTTTTGGCTGAGAAAATCCAATCACTATCTGTGGCATGATTGTTAATAAAATCTTCTTGACTTGTAATCTTTAAATCAACGGGAGAAGATACTGGGTAATTTGCATTCTTTAAGTTACTAGAATCAGTTCTAACTACTCGCAGAGTTCCTCCATATGAGAGATACGATGAAGCAGTTAACCAGTATTCAAACTGACTATCTGAATTTGATGGCTTACCGAAGGTGTTTAATAAATCCTGTTCGGTGTCAATGAGAACTGGTTCGCCTACTGGACCCTTCACAAAAGGACCAGCAAAAGCACCTACTTGATCGTTTACTGCATCAATTCTACCTACAGTAAGATCAACTTCTCGAACTTTTATGCCAGGTGATACTAAGTTTAGCGACATGTCTTTCCCTCTGAAGAAGTTCAACTTAACTACAAATATTTATTATTTGCTAACTTTATATTGGGGAAATCGCCAATGAACACTACCAATCAGGATATTGCCAATGCAAATTGATTGATTTTTGTTTTCTATTACTGATAATTCTCTTCTTTGTACACTCTTTACACTCGTATGAATACGCAGAGGGAATGTGACCCCTACCACTACGAGTTAGATAAAATCCATCAATTAAATCTTTTATTTCCTTACAAACTCTACACTTTCTCTCAGTTAAAAATAAATGTTCTAATTCAAACTGATTGTCTAAATCCATTATTGGTAATCCCACATAAATGATCTGTCCCCATATTCATCAATATGCCAACGATCTCCATCTTCATCGACAAAACTTTCACCGCCATCTAATCCATCTGAAATAAACCCAAACGGAGCCATATCTTGTTCTATTTGATTTTTCTGTTCCTCATATAATCTTTTACGAACATCATTGTCCGTCATCTCTTTGAAATAAGGTTGTGCAATTAACCATGCAAAAATTACCAAACACATTGCAAGGTCATCATTACACCCATCTTCCGCTTCAAATGAATTTGATTTTTGAATGAATGTAGTCAGTTCACTAATAGTATCATAATCCCTGATATCTAATTTATCTCCTTCAATTAATGTCTTAAGATTCATACATCCAATCTTTTTGACGTTCTTGGACATCTTGACACCCATCTGAGATTTCTTTCCAGAAAACCCCTGACCCACTAGTTGACCTGCACGACCTCTCATCGTACACATGAGAACATTGTCATAC